AGGTAGAACCACCAAGAAAAGATTATACGATATTGTTATGTTTTGCATTTTTCTTTATATCAGTATTAGTAATGATTGGTAGTAAATCATGAATAGACTGTGGAGGTATTGGTGTAAAGCGATGGGTAGTCGTGCATATGATGATGATAAGAAAGATGACTATGTACACCTATTGATGAGAACGCCTTGGTTTGTATTACATATAGTCACTTGTATGATGATAATCACAGGAAACGGCAGATTACTTGGTTGGTGGTAAAACTCTATTGACAAAACTGCTAAATAGTAGTATACTTAATATAACAATCAAGGAATACATATGAAATACTTCAGATATACTTTAGATGATTTAGAGAAATCATCAGACCGAAAACTATTCAATTACATTACATTTTTTGCAGGCGGTGGTGGTTCATCATGTGGATACAAACTTGCTGGTGGAGATGTAGTATTTGTCAATGAGTTTCAACAAGTTGCAATGAATGACTATCTTGCAAACTTTCCAAAAACACCTCATCACATATGTGGTGACATTAAAGATGTTACTGGAAAACAGATTATGGAAATGACTGGACTTAAAGTAGGTGAGTTAGACTTACTTGACGGCAGTCCACCATGTCCACCATTCTCTATGTCTGGTACTAAACAAAAAGGTTGGGGTAAAGAGAAGACAGCCTATGGTATGAAACAAAAGAACATTGAAGATTTGACTTGGGAACAGATTCGTATTGCTGGTGAGATGAAACCAAAAGTGATTGTGTGTGAGAATGTCAAAGGTCTTACTATGGACTATGCATCTGAACACCTTGCACGAATGGTCAATGACTTTGAATCACATGGATACACAACTGTATATAAAGTATTAAAAGGACATCAACATGGAGTTCCTCAAAAGAGGGAAAGAGTGTTTATTGTGTCAGTTCGTAATGATGTACTTGATGCAATAGATATGCCGTTCATGTGTGTTGCTGGAGAAGTGTTTCCAGACCCAGAAAAGGAGTTTGTTGACATTCGTGGTGCAATAGAGGACATACAACTAAACAATGCAAATCGTGTAGAGGCAGATGAATTGATTGCAACTATGATGAAGGGTGCAAAGTGGAAGTGGTTAAAACGATTACAGAAGAATCCAGATAAAGTTGTGTCTGTTGGTGATGATGTAGTAGGGCCATGGTATGACAAGGTTATTGCACATAGAGTAAAATGGGGTAAGACTATTCCAGAGAAGAAACATTCATTCTTTCAATCAAGACGAGTGCCTTGGAATCAAGCATCACATACATTATCAGAACAAGGATTGATGACTAGTCTTGCAGTTCATCTACACCCAGAAGAAGATAGAGTTTTTACCACAAGAGAGGCTGCAAGGATTATGACTTTACCAGAAGACTATATCTTTACTGGAACACTTAATCAAAACCTCGCAAGAATTGGTCTTATGGTTGCACCTCTTTGCATGAAAGACCTTGCAGACAATATCTATAACAATATTCTTAAACCATATAAGGAGTCGCAACAATGAAGTATATCACAGCAACTAAAGATTTAGGTAAGAAAGAAACCTTTGATGCATGGAATGGAAAGTTTCTAGATGAAACGTCATATGACCAAGTAATCAAAGTAACTGACGAAGATGCTGGTATAATGAAACCTATCATGTCACTTGATGGTTCTGATGTACCTCTTGCATATGTAATCACAAATGCATACGGAGATGACTCAGTAAGAAACACTCTTATGACTATCGAAGATGTATCTGTAATGAGGGCAAACTGTTCTGGCCCTATACTAGAAGAAGATATGTTGGCGAAAGGTCTGGTCAAAGATGTTGACTACAAACTTAGATCACCAAACTCATATCAACTTAAAACTGGAACTGGCAAATGGGGTATGATTGCATACTCAAATGAAATACATTCAGTTATGATTGGTTATAAGAGAGGTAGATTTACTGGTGGAATAGATTCCTCTGGTTGGGTCAAGAGTAATCCAAAGAAGTGGGAAGAACTACAAGTTATATCACATTGGAATGAACTTGCATTTAAGAAGGCCAACAATGATGTCTATGAAAGACAGAAGGCGTTCTGTGAAACATATATTGAACCAGAGTATCGTATTGGTAATGGTATTTTTACCACACTCTCTGCAAATCGTTATCATGTAGGACAATCTGGTAAGATGGGTGCTCATGTGGACTCTGGAGATTTAAATGCTGGTATGACTACTATGTCATGTTTTCGTGAGGGTGACTATGAGGGTGCATATTTAGTGTTTCCAAGATATGGTATTGCGATTGATGCACCAGATAATTCTGTTCTGATAGCTGACAGTAATGAAGTGCATGGAGTTACACAAATCAAAGGTAACGGACAACGATTCACTTGTGTTGCATACTGTGACAATAGACTTGCAACTAAGGGTGTTGCTGGTAAGAGTGAACGTAAGATAGGTCGTTTTGCAAAGAAAGAAAGTGGCAGTCTGGAAGATTTTATTTAATGAATTTTTATACCAATGTTACACAATGGGGTAATTTACTAAAAGTACGAGAGGTTGTCAATGGACAACGAACTATTCGTAAAGTTAGATACAAACCTACGTTATATTCGACAGTTGCAGAACCTACGGAGTGGAAAACACTTGATGGTAAGTTTGTTGCACCAGTTCAACATGAAACTATGAAAGAGGCAAGAGATTGGATTGCAAACTATAAGAACCAGCCTGGTCTTGTTCATGGTAGTACAATGTTTGCATATAACTACATTGCAGATGAGTATCCTAAAAGAGTTGACTATGACATTGACCAAATACTGATTGTGACGATTGATATAGAAGTGCAATGTGAGAATGGTTTTCCTAATCCAACAGATGCAATAGAGCCACTTCTATCAATCACAGTTAAGAATCATCAGAGTAAGAAGTTTGTTGTCTGGGGTGTTGGTAAGTTCAATAACAATCGTGATGATGTAACTTATGTGGAGTGCGAGAGTGAACTGCATCTTATCAAGGAGTTTCTAATCTTCTGGGAGAAACATCAGCCTGACATCATTACTGGTTGGAATACAGAGTTCTTTGACATACCTTACATATGTAATCGTATTAAGAATCTATGTGGAGAAGATGAGATCAAACGTCTGTCGCCTTATGGAGGAGTGAACTCAAGAGATGTGTTTCAGATGGGTCGTAATCATCAAGTGTATGAGATAGCAGGTGTTGCACACTTAGACTACTTTGATCTCTATCGTAAGTTTACCTATTCTGCCCAGGAGTCGTATAGACTAGATCATATCGCATTTGTCGAACTAGGTGAACGTAAAGACGGCAATCCATTTGAAACATTCAAGGAGTGGTATACAAAAGACTTTCAATCATTCATTGAGTATAATATCATGGATGTGGAGATTGTTGACAAACTAGAAGACAAGATGAAACTGATTGAACTTGTTTTGCAAATGGCTTATGATGCAAAGGTGAACTACACAGACGTACTAGGTTCAACAAAGTATTGGGATATACTCATCTATAACTATCTAAGACAAAAGAAGATTGTCATACCACAGAAAGTACCAAAGACAAAACCAGACAAGTTTGAGGGTGCATATGTAAAAGACCCTCAAGTCGGTATGCACAAGTGGGTTATGTCATTTGATCTGAACTCATTGTATCCACATCTAATCATGCAGTATAACATCTCGCCAGAGACACTTGTTGCACAAAACAAAGTTCCAAATATGTCTGTGGACAAACTACTAGATAGAAAGGTAGATACCTCTATACTTAAAGGTGTCACACTTACACCTAATGGTGCATTGTTTAGTACAAAGAAAAAAGGTTTTCTTCCAGAGATGATGCAGTCCATGTATAACGATAGAGTTAAGTATAAGAAACTCTTATTACAGGCGAAACAAGAATATGAGAATACGAAAGACCCTAAACTACTTAAAGACATTTCTAAGTACGATAATATTCAGATGGCTAAGAAGATTTCACTCAATAGTGCATATGGTGCTCTTGGGACTGTTTGGTTTCGTTATTACGATCTGTTGGTCGCTGAAGCAATTACTACTTCTGGTCAGTTATCCATTCGTTGGATTGAACGTGATGTTAATCAGTATCTTAATGATATTCTTAAAACCTCTGGACATGATTATGTTATTGCGAGTGACACAGATTCGATATATGTTCGGTTTGACTCACTTGTCAATAAGGTGTTTACAGAGACATCAGACACTAAAAAGATTATCAAATTCTTGGACAACGTGGCCAGAGAGAAAATTGAACCTTTTATTGAGGAAAGTTATCAACGTCTGCATGAGTATGTAAAGTCATATGAACAAAAGATGGAGATGTCAAGAGAAGTCATTGCAGACAAGGGTATATGGACTGCAAAGAAACGATACATTCTAAACGTATGGGATAATGAAGGTGTTCAGTATAATGATGCAAAACTCAAGATCATGGGTATCGAGGCAGTCAAGTCAAGTACGCCTGCACCTTGTCGAGAGAAGATCAAACAAGGTCTAAAGATTATTATGAATGGTAATGAGAAAGAGATAAACGACTTCATACAAGACTTTCGTAAAGAGTTCATGAGTCTACCACCAGAGGAGATTGCATATCCAAGAAGTGTGAATGGACTGAAGAAGTTTAGTGATCCAAATCAGATGTTCGCAAAAGGTGCTCCTATACATTGTAAGGGTGCAATCCTATATAATCATCTAGTAAGAAAGAACAAGCTGAGTAACAAGTATCCCTTTATACAAGAGGGTGACAAGATCAAGTTCATTCAGTTAAAATCCCCTAACATATATCAATGTTCATCTATATCCTTTATGACACAGCTACCAAAGGAACTGAATCTACATAAGAGTATAGACTATGACACACAGTTCGAGAAATCATTCGTAGAACCACTCAACTTCATACTAACAAAGATAAACTGGTTAGTGGATAGGAGTTATGGAACACAAGGGTCATTAGAGGACTTCTTTGGTTAGATGGATTTGTTTGACCTCATAGATAAAGCATTAAAGGCGTTCTTTATCATATGGATATACGTTATATTATACCAGACCATAGGACTAGATTGGTTGTAGTAATAGTTCATTTCAAGGAATTATTTGTACTAGTCGGAAAGAGTATGGGTATGTATGGGTTATTATGGGTTTTACGGACAATATAAATAAAGGTTAAAATAAACATAGTGTCGTTGTGATTAGTGTTTGTTACTTATCGATTTAATTTCCACACATCTGAGAAATATATCACGAAAACCCC